CACACTATATACTTCTGAACATGATGTATATAATGCACAGGAAAATGATGAAATTGTTCCCTATGTACAAGAACTCACCATTTTACTTACTACTAGAGGTAAGCACATATATGGTAAAATTAATAATATTGATACTCAGAGTATTAGTTATAAGATGAATCTTAATTCTGCTAATGAATTATCTTTTACAGTACATAAAGAAGTTGATGGCATTATCGAACCTTTGTGGGATAAAATAAAGGATTTTCGCTTGGTATATGTCAAAGAGTTAAATGAATATTATCAGATTAAGATATCAACTAATAACGGAACGGATGATATCACTAAAACTATATCTGCTACTTCTCTTTGTGAAGCGGAATTAAGTCAAATCTATATAAGAAATACAGAAATTAATACTGAGGATGATATTGCCAGAGACGATTATGTAGTTACAAAATTTTATAGTCTTACTGATAAAAAAGCTTCTTTGTTAGATAGAATATTATCATTTGCCCCACATTATAAGATTGGACATGTTGATGATAGTCTTATTGAATTACAAAGAAGCTTTTCTATTGATAATACTTCTATATATGATTTTCTTACAGGTGATTGTTCTGAACAATTTAACTGTTTATTTCAGTTTAATTCCGTAACAAGAACAATTAACGTATATGATTTGTATACAAAATGTTTAAATCCTGAATGTGGATACCGTGGAGATTTTGATGAAGTTTGTCCTAAATGTGGTAGTAAGAAAATATCTTATTTCGGTGAAGACACTTCAATTTTCATCAACAGTAAGAATTTAAGTGACTCTATCACATTTGAAACAGATAATGATTCAGTCAAGAACTGCTTTAAAATTGAAGGTGGAGACGATGATATTAATGCTGCTATTCGTAATGTTAATCCTAATGGAACAGATGTTATATATTATATAACTGATGATCAGAAAGAAGAAATGTCTGACGAGCTTGTTCAAAAAATAAGTTCTTATGATACATTATATAATGAAAAAATTGATACATATCGTACTCTCAATCAGAACATATATGACGCATACGATAAGATTCTTTATTATACATCTTCTATGATGCCAGATACTAAACATGAAGATGTTACGGCAACTACTGAAGCAAATAAGCTTACAGTTGCTAATTTAAGTCCGATAGGATTACAGAAAGTAACTACTTCTACTTCTGTTGCAACTGTCAATACAGCATTGAAGATGTTAGCAAAAGTGTTTGTTAAATCAGGATATGTTAAGGTTGATGTTGATACAGATAATACAAATACATTTACTTATGTTGGTACAGATGAACAACATAATCATTATGGTACTTGGTATGGTCGATTTAAAGTTACCAATTATAGTAATGATGAAGATATTGTATATACTGATTATTTGGAAATTAAGGTATATGATTTATACGAGACATATTTAGACCAAAAAATCAAAAAGAATATTGTAAGCAACGATAAGGATGGAGAAGATAGCCTTTTCGATGTACTAACAATTAAAAGTCTCGATAATTTTAAGGAAGCAATTAAATTATATTGTCTTAATAGATTGACTTCATTTAAGTCTGCATTGGAAGGTTGTGTATTCACATTAGTTGAAGCAGATCAAGCTAAAGAAGGTGCGGATTTATATGAGGGGATGTATCTCTCATATCTCAATAAGTTAAAAGCTTGTGAAGACGAAATTGATGCACGACAAAAAACTATCAATGAATGGCAGAATCAGCTTGATGAATATACTACAACAAGAAACGAGATTCAAGATTCTCTTAATTTTGAAAAATATCTTGGTGAAGATTTGTATTATGAGTTTATCGCTTATAAACGTGAAGATACATATAATAATGAAAATTATATTTCTGACGGACTTAATAATGAGGAATTATTAAAGAAAGCTGAAGAACTTATAGAGAATGCTCAAAAAGAATTATATAAATCTGCAATGAAACAACATACTATCACATGCACTTTATATAACCTGTTTCAAATGAAAGAATTTGCTCCTATAAGATCTAAATTCATTCTTGGTAACTGGATGAGGATTCTTGTTGACGATAAGGTATTCAGAATAGGATTATCTTCATATGAAGTTAATTACGGCGGTCTTGAGAATATTAATGTTGAATTTACCGATGCTACTGTAGCTTATAATACAGGTATATCAACTCAAAGTATTATGGATAAAGCACAACAAATGGCTACGAGTTATTCATATGTTTCTAATCAAGCAAAAAAAGGTGAGGAAGCTAGGAATTCAATAAGCCGATTACTTGATAATGGTTTAAACACTGCTGTTACTGCAATAAAGAATGCGGATAGTGAAGATATCGTTATAGATAAGAATGGTCTTAGAGCAAGACTTTATGATGACATTAATGATTATTATGCACCTGAACAATTAGGTATACTTCATAATATGCTTGTATTTACTGATGATTATTGGAGAACTGCTAAAACAGCACTTGGACAAATTACATATACACTTGATAATGAAGAACATTCGGTATATGGACTGATTGCTGATGTATTAATGTCGGGTTTAGTAATATCAGGACATATTTACTCCGCAAATTATTCAACTGTAAATACAACTGGTACTCATATCGATCTCGAAAATGGTTCATTTTCTTTTGCAGGTGACAAGATTGTATATGATTCTTTCTCTAATGATTTATGCCTAAAAGATATAACCGTTAAATTCGTTAGTGATGGTAAGATAGACAAGACAACTCTTCAAGATGTTATTACAGGTGTTAATACAAATTATCTGAAGCTCCATAAACTCGAAAGTGAAACTATTGTTGCTATTAATGGAAGAATTGATAACTTAAAATCAATCACGATTACAACAGAGAATTTCTATGCGAAATTTTCAGAGATTGATATTGCAAAAATCAAAGAATTATATACAGATAGTGCTTTTATCAGAAGTTTAACAACTGCTGTATCTTCTACCGTAACTTCAACTGTTGATACAGAGTTTGTAAAGAATCTTATTGTAGGACATGCAACTCTTAATGATTTATTCACAAGTAACTTCACAATTGGTTCAGATGATGGTGGTTCTGTTCTTATGAATGGTTCTACAATGCAATTCAAAGATAAAGACGGTAATGTTTATGTTCAGATAGGAACTGATAAGACGGGTGGACATTCTATTATTATTAATGATAGTAATGGAACTGCTATTATGAATGGTTCGGGCATTACTGCTAATGCTATTGCAGATGGACTTATTGTTGACCAAATGGTTAAGAAGAAAGATACAAGTTATAATGGTATCTCAGGTGATAAGCTTGATATTGATTCTGTCATAACAAACATAAATGGTTCTACAACAACAATTAAGTCTTCACAAATTTATTTTGATGAAGATAAGCAGACACTTAATACCAAATTGTCTACTATGCAGAATACATTATCAAGTGAAATGAAAAATGAGGTCGCTAAAAATAAGACTTATACCGCTAAAATTGAAAGTTCTAATGGTACTGTTCTTGCTGAAACACTCAATAAAAATACTACATTAACATGTACTGTTAAGAATGCAAATGATATTGTTAATATTAACGGTACTAATTATCGTGCTGTATGGACAAGACGAACAGCTTCAGGCGGTACTCAGGACTCAGGATACAATATTATATCTACTTCTGTCAGTGTTGCATATACAGATATATCAACAGATTATATTTATACGTGTACAATTCAGAAGAAAGAAAATAATCAGTGGCAAAATATCATTTCAGCAGATATAACCATTGAAAAAAATATATATGAGGTACTGAAAACTGAATATTACACCAAAGAAGAGTCACCTAAAGCTATTTTGACTATATTGGGTGAAACAGAGATATCCACAGTTAATGGTAAGGAAAATAGTATTATTTCAACAATTCAAACCACTCACGAAACGGTTGATACTTTTGAAAAGGTTATCGAAAAGAATAATACCACTATCAATGATTTTGTTAATAAATCCGCTTCGGTATATCAAGATTATGATGAATTTAAAACCACTGTCAAAAAGACATATGCAACGAATACTAAAGTTGATGAACTTGCAAATGGTAATAATTTGTTAAGGAATTCAGATACACTTATATTTGATGAATATTCAATTGGATCAAAGCTTATAGATGCAAGCGGAAATATGCTTATTGACGCAAGTGGATATATATTAATTGCTTAATTATAAAGAGAGTCGGCAACGACTCTCTATTTTTATGGAGGTTAAAAATATGGCAAATAAACCTATAACAAGTGCTACTGCTGTTTCAACAATTGCTAATACGGACAAAATATTTGTTAATTCAGGCAACGACTTGAAACAAATTACAGTTGGCGAATTGTTTAAAAACGGTATTGTTATGACTGATACAGACTTTAATACACTGTGGTCAGAGATAATAAGCTAATTTAGAAAGGAAAAGAAATATGGATAAAATTAAAACTGAGGAAGGAATATATGATATTAATTCTATAGTGCATAATGGCAATATATTAAGAATTAGTCTTGTTGGTAATAATACTCCAACGAAATTTGATAGAATTGATGTAAGTACTCAAAGTGGCGACATATATGCTACTTTTGAAGGTTACACAACAATTTATTCACATGATGATAATAATATTCTTGAATTAAGTAATGATGGCTCTATTAAATCAATTGAAGACAATAACAATATCGGTGACAATATTTCTGAATCAATTGACATTGAATTAACAGAAGAACAAAAAGCTGAAATAGAGAAACAGAATAAAATAAATGAAATTAATTCAAAAATATATTCTATTGATAATGAGTTCAAAACATTAGACTACATAGGAATTAAGATAGCAACTGGCAGAGCAACAATTGATGAATATAAAGATGAAATCGAAAAAATGACAAAACTTGCAGATGAAAAAAATAAACTTGAAAATGAGTTAAACAAATTACAGGAGGTAAAGGATAATGGCTGATTATAGTTTACGTGAAGTTTTTAAACAGTTTGGAAAAAAAATTTTTGGAAGTTGTGTTAATTCTTGTGTTTCTGAGTCACAAAATCTTCCATTAGCAGCTTCTCAGGGTAAAGTTTTACAGGATCAGATAACACAACTAAACAGTAATATAGAAATTAAACATTGTTTTTGTAAAAATATTGCAAGCGTAGATGGTATTTTTGAAGGTTATGGCTATAATTATTGTTATTATAATAAATCTGCTAAAATAGGAATATTACACTTTGTGTCTCGAATTGAAACACCAGATTCTGCACAGAATAATTTTACTGGATATTATGATGTGACAACA